GGCTTTTGGAATCACCCCGGACCTGCAGGAAGACCTGGAAGCCTGGTATCCAAGCCCTGAATCCCAGATGGCGGCCTCCACATCAACGACATCATGGAACCAGAACGACCCACAATCAGTACTAGCTGGCGCCCCGAAAGGCATATTTTAACTTCTCCAGGTGTACCCGCGGTGCCCCCCATGCCCTCGCAGGCATGAGACCCGGTACCCTCTGCGACAAACTCCACCCAGTCCCCCACACCATGGTTGCCCAGGGCCCCGTTCCCCAACGGTGGTGTGACGTCCCGCGGAAAAGGTGAATGCTAGCAGAGCTGATCCTACTCAGGTGAGCTGGGGGTGGATGCCCTCCACATCAACGACATCATGGAACCAGAACGACCCACAATCAGTACTAGCTGGCGCCCCTTCAATGCAAGCAAACATCGAAACCTGGACACTCCTGTCGACCACATTGGAGTCGGAGAGGTCCACAGTCTCATTGATGTCAAACCGCTTGCGCCGCATCTTCATAGGGAAATCCACCTCTGTCTCCTGCCATACTGGAAAGGAAATAACAGTGGAGAGACCCTTGACGCGTGAAGCATAAGTGGTGCGGTTGGTGCCACGGAGTCCCTCGAGCTGCGAAATGACCTCAGGGTTGTCCGTGAACCCAACAAACACCCGGCCTGGCGTAGTGAAGGACACACTAGGCTCCCAGCGAATACGAGTACCAGGCAAGAACTTGCCGGTACTATAATACCCAACAAGGTCGGGACCTGTGGCATTCGCAAACCCGGAAGCGTAGCCGGGTATAAAATGACGAGCAGGATTCCCGATCAAAGGGGCAGTCGCGGGCACAGTGACCGAATCACCAATAGCTGAATACCTAATAGTGGATGAATCCGACCTGGAACTAGACGACACTCCTGTGGTGCGCCTCCGCCGAACCCCGCCCTTCACAGGGGGGTTGCCATACGTCTTGCGAGACTTAACCATGCTGCCAAAGGGTTGGAATCAGTATCAATGCTCTTAACGTGGGGATACGTCATGGGAGTGGGGTCACCGACGGACAGCGGCTCAGAGTACCAGGCTTCCAGGTCTTCCTGCAGGTCCGGGGTGATTCCAAAAGCCAGGTAAAAACTATACCTGGACTCCTGGGTCACCTCGCCTGCAGGGACACCTCTGGCCATGTATCCAAGCCCTGAATCCCAGATGGCGGCCTCCACCCCCTGTGGCGCAGATTGCCCCAACGAAGCCAATTGGTTGTACCACGCCTCCCAAACAGGAACCCCGGTAGTGAGTGATAGGCCACACGAACCAATCGCGTGCGCCCAGGCTGCCAGCTCCGCGGGAGTAGCCCAACCAAGGAGTGACACAGTATCCTTACTCATGGCGGTACGCGGATCGCGCACCATACGCCAGCCGGTGGAAGTGAGCACAGGCTGCGCCTGGCAAAACACCACCTGCTCGAGCACGAATACTGGCTCCTCCCGGGTGAGGGTATACCCGAAGTCCAGCATCCAGGCATCCAACCCCCCAAGGCGGGGCAGATCGGCTGTCTCAACGATCAGCACGCAATCATCGCCATTGTTGGCCAGGCGGAATGAAATCCCCTGGTCCTCACAATAGGCGATAACCATGCTGCTCATGAGCAGACAATTGCCAAGCCCGGTGTTGATGTCTCCGCTCATACGGCACCCGTCGATGTCGTAGTCAACCCGATAGCCCTCCACTCGGGCTACTCCATGGTTCTGCAGCTGCCAAGACAGCAACCGGGCTAGCTCACGGCTGCCAAAAACGGCGTTGTAGACCGAATGCTCCCATTGCAACGCAGCAACCGAGGTGTGCTGGTCAAAACGAGAGGCATCCAATCCAACGGCCGCCGGCCTGTCGAAAGCTGCCCAGTGCGCAGCAAGCTGCGAACCGACCTCATGAGCATTCAAACCCTTCAAGACAACAGGGTAGCCCCACACACGGGCAAACCCCTTGTAAAGCTCCTTTTCAAACAACTTGAGGTACCGCCCAACCTCCAAGTTGTATCGAGGAGACCTTGGTTGTATGACACGCGGAGCAGGGTCAACTTTTGCACTAAAGTTGACCTTCTCAGCCTTGACAAAAGTGTTCACCCACGCATCGCGACGATTAACAGCCCGGATCATGAGGCTTTCGTACGCACGCTGGTAGATGCCGCGTTTGCGCCCGTTGTACAAACCAGGATAATCAACCCGGTCGACAACGGGGGTCGGACGCACGACACCCAACAGACGTTTGCGAACTCCTGAGAGCCGAGCAAACACCCCTGCCACTGGCTGAGGAGCCCGAGTAAGGCCCCCATCGCGTTGCACGTAAAAAACGCGCTCAACGATGCCACGTGCCAAATTCTTCAAATTAGCGCAATGCACCCCAAACTGGACCCCAACTCCAAGGCCAGCAAGGCAACGCACCGCCCGCGCCGTCTGGCGCATGCCCATCCCACCAACCTCCCGGACCCGGAGACACCCTTCGCCACTCCGATCGACGGCAGTGGTTACTCCGGGAAGTATGGCTGGGCACCCCTACTTGGGTGGAGCGACCAGCGCTCTGCGAGCCCGCACCTCAGGGGTGCGAGCCAGTTCGCTGGCCCCAACAGAGTGCACTGTTGGCGTCAAACACAACTCCACACAGACGTCCATGTGACGCACTATGTCGACATAGCGCATGTCCATGGCGCGGAACCGTTTGCGGACCCAATCTCCGGCGATACACCGGTTCGCGTTGTTGTAACGCAACTCCCCAAACTCGGCCTTAAACTCGTACGCCACCTGCCTGGCGACACGAGTAGAGACCACCTCGGGCCCAGCCTCTGGTCCTGCATCCAATTCCGCGACCACCAAAGCACCAACCGTGGGTTTCCTACTCACCCACTGATGAAACAAATGCAACAGGTAGCACGCCAACACCACTAGGGGAATGGTGTAGTCCATGGTAGAATATCGGTGATTAACTTGACACGCGGAATTGGATGCAGGACCAGAGGCTGGGCCCGAGGTGGTCTCTACTCGTGTCGCCAGGCAGGTGGCGTACGAGTTTAAGGCCGAGTTTGGGGAGTTGCGTTACAACAACGCGAACCGGTGTATCGCCGGAGATTGGGTCCGCAAACGGTTCCGCGCCATGGACATGCGCTATGTCGACATAGTGCGTCACATGGACGTCTGTGTGGAGTTGTGTTTGACGCCAACAGTGCACTCTGTTGGGGCCAGCGAACTGGCTCGCACCCCTGAGGTGCGGGCTCGCAGAGCGCTGGTCGCTCCACCCAAGTAGGGGTGCCCAGCCATACTTCCCGGAGTAACCACTGCCGTCGATCGGAGTGGCGAAGGGTGTCTCCGGGTCCGGGAGGTTGGTGGGATGGGCATGCGCCAGACGGCGCGGGCGGTGCGTTGCCTTGCTGGCCTTGGAGTTGGGGTCCAGTTTGGGGTGCATTGCGCTAATTTGAAGAATTTGGCACGTGGCATCGTTGAGCGCGTTTTTTACGTGCAACGCGATGGGGGCCTTACTCGGGCTCCTCAGCCAGTGGCAGGGGTGTTTGCTCGGCTCTCAGGAGTTCGCAAACGTCTGTTGGGTGTCGTGCGTCCGACCCCCGTTGTCGACCGGGTTGATTATCCTGGTTTGTACAACGGGCGCAAACGCGGCATCTACCAGCGTGCGTACGAAAGCCTCATGATCCGGGCTGTTAATCGTCGCGATGCGTGGGTGAACACTTTTGTCAAGGCTGAGAAGGTCAACTTTAGTGCAAAAGTTGACCCTGCTCCGCGTGTCATACAACCAAGGTCTCCTCGATACAACTTGGAGGTTGGGCGGTACCTCAAGTTGTTTGAAAAGGAGCTTTACAAGGGGTTTGCCCGTGTGTGGGGCTACCCTGTTGTCTTGAAGGGTTTGAATGCTCATGAGGTCGGTTCGCAGCTTGCTGCGCACTGGGCAGCTTTCGACAGGCCGGCGGCCGTTGGATTGGATGCCTCTCGTTTTGACCAGCACACCTCGGTTGCTGCGTTGCAATGGGAGCATTCGGTCTACAACGCCGTTTTTGGCAGCCGTGAGCTAGCCCGGTTGCTGTCTTGGCAGCTGCAGAACCATGGAGTAGCCCGAGTGGAGGGCTATCGGGTTGACTACGACATCGACGGGTGCCGTATGAGCGGAGACATCAACACCGGGCTTGGCAATTGTCTGCTCATGAGCAGCATGGTTATCGCCTATTGTGAGGACCAGGGGATTTCATTCCGCCTGGCCAACAATGGCGATGATTGCGTGCTGATCGTTGAGACAGCCGATCTGCCCCGCCTTGGGGGGTTGGATGCCTGGATGCTGGACTTCGGGTATACCCTCACCCGGGAGGAGCCAGTATTCGTGCTCGAGCAGGTGGTGTTTTGCCAGGCGCAGCCTGTGCTCACTTCCACCGGCTGGCGTATGGTGCGCGATCCGCGTACCGCCATGAGTAAGGATACTGTGTCACTCCTTGGTTGGGCTACTCCCGCGGAGCTGGCAGCCTGGGCGCACGCGATTGGTTCGTGTGGCCTATCACTCACTACCGGGGTTCCTGTTTGGGAGGCGTGGTACAACCAATTGGCTTCGTTGGGGCAATCTGCGCCACAGGGGGTGGAGGCCGCCATCTGGGATTCAGGGCTTGGATACATGGCCAGAGGTGTCCCTGCAGGCGAGGTGACCCAGGAGTCCAGGTATAGTTTTTACCTGGCTTTTGGAATCACCCCGGACCTGCAGGAAGACCTGGAAGCCTGGTACTCTGAGCCGCTGTCCGTCGGTGACCCCACTCCCATGACGTATCCCCACGTTAAGAGCATTGATACTGATTCCAACCCTTTGGCAGCATGGTTAAGTCTCGCAAGACGTATGGCAACCCCCCTGTGAAGGGCGGGGTTCGGCGGAGGCGCACCACAGGAGTGTCGTCTAGTTCCAGGTCGGATTCATCCACTATTAGGTATTCAGCTATTGGTGATTCGGTCACTGTGCCCGCGACTGCCCCTTTGATCGGGAATCCTGCTCGTCATTTTATACCCGGCTACGCTTCCGGGTTTGCGAATGCCACAGGTCCCGACCTTGTTGGGTATTATAGTACCGGCAAGTTCTTGCCTGGTACTCGTATTCGCTGGGAGCCTAGTGTGTCCTTCACTACGCCAGGCCGGGTGTTTGTTGGGTTCACGGACAACCCTGAGGTCATTTCGCAGCTCGAGGGACTCCGTGGCACCAACCGCACCACTTATGCTTCACGCGTCAAGGGTCTCTCCACTGTTATTTCCTTTCCAGTATGGCAGGAGACAGAGGTGGATTTCCCTATGAAGATGCGGCGCAAGCGGTTTGACATCAATGAGACTGTGGACCTCTCCGACTCCAATGTGGTCGACAGGAGTGTCCAGGTTTCGATGTTTGCTTGCATTGAAGGGGCGCCAGCTAGTACTGATTGTGGGTCGTTCTGGTTCCATGATGTCGTTGATGTGGAGGGCATCCACCCCCAGCTCACCTGAGTAGGATCAGCTCTGCTAGCATTCACCTTTTCCGCGGGACGTCACACCACCGTTGGGGAACGGGGCCCTGGGCAACCATGGTGTGGGGGACTGGGTGGAGTTTGTCGCAGAGGGTACCGGGTCTCATGCCTGCGAGGGCATGGGGGGCACCGCGGGTACACCTGGAGAAGTTAAAATATGCCTTTCGGGGCGCCAGCTAGTACTGATTGTGGGTCGTTCTGGTTCCATGATGTCGTTGATGTGGAGGCCGCCATCTGGGATTCAGGGCTTGGATACCAGGCTTCCAGGTCTTCCTGCAGGTCCGGGGTGATTCCAAAAGCC